GGTTCATGAACGCGCTGGGCGTTGAAATGCGGTTCCTGCCCTTAACCTCATGCGTTGTGGCGTCGGTGTCATTGTCCCCCTCGGTGGGGATCATGAAAATCTGCATCGTGGCATATTTGAGCGCGGCGGACTGTGCCTTGTTCGCGCTCTTGTCTCCGCTGTCCATTGCCTCTCCGATGGTGCAGGCTAGTGCCTTTGATCCGTCTTTGGCAGACACAAGATCAAATTCAACTGTGAGGATGGTATACATGAGGAAGCCGCCTTTGGCTGTCTGGCGCTCCTCTCGGTCCATCTTTACAACGCGAGGGATGATAACCAATTGGTTCTCGGCAATGACCTTGCCTACAGCGTTGTAGACATCGTCAATGCCACGGAAATTGTAGCCCTGCTGCTGGTTGCGGCGGTCCTTGGAAATACCTTCTTTTGCCATGTGTGCGGTTACGGCGGCGATTGCTTTGTAAACTTCGCTCATCTCAATATTCCTTTCCTTGCCCATCCATACGGGCGATAAACTCAGGCCAGAAGCCCACCAGCGAACGCATGAAGCCATAGGCAAACAGGGCGATGGGGATTATTAGGAGGGTGGTCATTGATCGTTCCGACGCAGATCGGCTAAAGGGCGTTCATACTTGGCCGCACAGCTAGTTTTTTGGTTTATCAGGTCGATAAATGCATCTACGGCATCGCGAGGGGTGCGCATGTTCATGTAGATGAAGTTGTCATCAAGGTCGGCGATCTTGATCCGGTGGCGTTCAGCGGTGTGAGTCATGGCACATTCCCTTCGGGCTTCGATCGCTTGTGCAATCGAGCGCGTCTCTACGAAATCAGCGAACATCTCGAATGTGTTGCGACCATCGCTATGGGGTGGGTAGTAGGATGCGTAGCGGCGAGCCTCTTGCGCAATCGAGTAGATCAGTGGAGCATTTGCCATTTCAGGCTGACAAACCGGGCAGGGTGATCCAGCCCCACCGCAGCAGCCATCGCCGCCAAGCCACGGCGCGTCGAGATGGTTTTCGCAAACCCAGCCATCGCCTGCGCAGTTGCGACAAGCGCTAGGGATGAGCGCCTCTGGCTGAGACTGTGCAACAGGCTCAGGGCGAAGCCCGCCAGCCCGGTCATCGTCAGATGAAGCGCTATTATTCACAACCCACCCCCCAACAGTGGAAGCCACCAAGGCATGTAGATCAGGGCAGAGACGCTAAGCGCCCACATGCCCACAGCTAGGATTGAATGAGAGAGGGGTTCAGTCATGGCTGGCCTCCCACTTATCCATCAACAGACGGTCGCGCCGATCTTGCGCGCGCCATTCTGCGGCGTCTTCGATCTCTTCAGCCCAATCGGCCATGCATTCAGCGAGAAGCCCGTCATCGGTGTAAAAGTGCTCAGGGACCGCTATTGATTGGTCCTTCGGCGTGATTTCTATGATTTCAACACTGCTTGGCTCTGCGGGCTGATAGTACGTTCCCCGGAATCCTGGGTCACGGTCGTATAGCACGCGGACATCATATTCGGTTTCGCCAAGCTCATCCTCGATAAGGATGCTGGTGGTGAGTACGCCGCGCCCGCTCATTGCCCCACCTGTGCGAGAGCGTTGCGGGCTTTGCGGATTTCGCCCATCGTCATGTCAACAGGAATGACGGTATTATCTGGAATGTTTGGGTTGTCCCAGCAAACCCCCCTTGGCAGGAGATCGCTCACAACCTCCCTCATAAGCTCATTCTCAGCGCGGAGGGTGGTGAGTTCGGGGCGCGTGTTCCACACAGAAACCAAGTTTTCCTTGCGCCCGAATTCAACGTGAGACGATGCGCCACATCGAGAGCAGCAAATCACATCTCCGCCCGCGTTGCTTGGCTCTTCGTCTTCAATGGTGTGGCGCTCTGCTTTGCCGCCGCAAAACGGACAAGGCTTCAATTCCTCAGACATAAATCACCCCTTCCTCTGGCGCATGGCCTTGATCTTCGCCCTGTCCCGTATGCGGCGGATGCACACATCGGGACGGTCCTTGAATTGCGGGTAAGCCTCCATCTCGCGGACTATCTCTGCTTGGCTGGGGTAGATCATGCGTCTGGCCCCCAAATCCGTGCACGGTCAGCAGCCCATGCCGCTTCCCATTCCGCCTGCTGATTAGCCTTCTCGGCATCACGCTCGGCGCGAAACTCAGGATCAGTCCAGTACCGGCGAAGCTCCGGGATAGGGTCTTCGAGGTACCCATGCTTATCGTGATAGAGGACACCGAACTTCGTCATGCGGGCTTCGGCAATCACGTTTTCAGGCCAGCCCGCGCTCATGATTGGGTGGCCTTGGTGAGGTAGCGTCGTTTTTTTGCCAGAAGCCGCAACCCTTTGCGGATCGCTGAGTCTGGAGTTCTGCCTCGCTCGCTCAAAAATTTAATGTCGTCCGCCCAAATTTCGCAGAGATATTCGCCGCCTGTTGCATTCACGCCTATCCGGGATAGTGCGAAAGTCTTTCTGCACTCGTTCAAGTCCATCATCACAGCACCATCTCCCGCGATTCCTTGTAAGCCTGCTCGGCGGAGCGGTCGGCGCGGGTTTCTGGTTCGTAGTTCTCGGCACGGCTGTCATAGCCCGCTTCGTAGCTATCTATTGCATCACGCAGTCCGATCAACTCGTCTTCCAGCGTATAGCCCATGCGGCTCGCCTCGATGCTCTCAAGCCGGTCGATCAGCGCGCCAATCTGTTCGAGTATTTCTTTTGAGGTTGTCTTGCTCATGGATGTCTCCGTTTCGTTGAAGCCCTTATGCGGGATAAAAAACACATAGTCAACATCAAAAAACATCTAGACAACAAAAAATATCGCGCTATGGTGTCGGCATGATACATGCAGATGAACTTGACGCCATTGTCGCACGCGCTCATGCGCTTCGTATATCCATGCCCGATCTATGCCGAAAAGCTGGGGTTTTCCCGCAAAGCTGGTATAGGGCCAAGAAGCGAGGAAGGGCAGAATACAAGATAATCAAGCCTATCGAAAGCGCTCTTTCTGAAATGGAGGTCGCAAAATGCTCTGGTATCTCGTAACAGCGGTTATCTCTGCCAGTGCTGGCGTCTTCTGCATGGGGATGTGGTGCAGCGCTTCGATCCAGCGGATGCGGGGTCAGCGAGACATTGCGACTAGCGCATATGACGCGGCATACACGAACTACGCCACCGAACGCCGCAAGCGCCTAGACGCAGAGCAGGCCCACACCGATCTGGCTGACAAGCATAATCTGGCGCTCGGGAAGCTCGAAGCCATCCGCTCCATCCCCAACAACGGCAAGAAGCCCAACGGCGGTCTGCTCAAGGCACAGCGGATTGCGGGGGCGGTATGAGCAAGCCAATTGGAATGACGTTGACACACAAGCAGGCTGAACTGCTGCGTTTCATCAAGGCGCATATTCGGGCTAATGATGGTGTAGCCCCTTCATTTGACGAGATGAAAGCCGCTTTAAACTTGGTGTCAAAGTCAGGCATCCATAGACTTCTCACTGGCCTTGAAGAACGTGGATACATCTATCGTCCCTTTGCTAAGGCGAGGGCTATCACAGTTTTAGAGCAGTCTCCGCTGGCAGATTTTACAGCAGATGAGATGATCGCTGAATTGCGCAGCCGAGGGATTGTAATGGTCCCCGAAAGGGTTGCGGCATGAACTTCGCGCGAGCGTGGATATCACGCCTAATCGAGCGTCATAAACGCAAGATCGCACGGAAGGCTCGTGCTGATGCCGCGAGGCTCGGTGAAAAACGCCGCGTCCACCGCCAGTACATCAATGACCCACTGATGAAGGCGGCAAGGGAGGCGCTGCGTGGTTGAGTGGGTCGAGATAGGCAACGCTCGCCTCGCGTTGGGCGATTGCAGGGATGTTCTGCCGACGCTGGGCAAGGTGGACGCGGTTGTTACTGACCCGCCGTATGGGATATTCAAGCTCACCGGCGGCGATGGACGGATGTTCGGCAAGGACACCATTTATTCCGTGGATGATTCCGCAGCAGAATGGGACGCGCGGCCCGATGGCGAGTTGCTCGCCCTTGTGCGAGCCGCCGCACCGCTCTGGACGATTTGGGGCGGCAACTACATGGCGGGCGATTTGGGTGACACCAAGGGTTTGCTAATTTGGAACAAACTGACCGGCAATAACGCTTACGCGGACGGCGAGTGCGCATTTACTAACAAAGTCGGCACCATGCGGATAATGACGCATCAATGGTGCGGGGCGTTTAAGGACAGCGAGCGCGGCGAGCGGGCCGTCCACCCAACGCAAAAGCCGGTCGCGGTTATGCGCTGGTGCATTAGCTACGCCAAAGACGCGCAAACCATCCTTGACCCCTTCATGGGCAGCGGAACTACCGGCGTTGCAGCCGTTCAGATGGGCCGCAAGTTCATCGGGATTGAAAGGGAGCCGAAATACTTCGAAATCGCCTGCAAGCGCATCGAAGACGCTCAACGTCAGGGTGATTTTTTCGTGGAGTCGGCAGCATGACCTTCTCCCCTGTCCGCAAATCAAAGCATGTTGGCATAAAGACGGAGTGCGCGCGAGGTCACAAGCATGATTCTCGTCGTGAGGCCCGCCGTTGCGAGGTTCTGCACCAGATGCAGGATCTTGAACTGATCGCTGCGCTCAAGGTCCATCCCTTCTTTCCGTTCGTGATCGACGGTGAGACGCCCAAGATGCGTAACGGACACAAGCTGGGTGTGACACTGGATTTCTCCTACGTCGATGGCGAGCGGCTTGTCGCGGAAGATGTGAAGGGCCGCAGTAAGCTCGCTGATAGCCGCGACTGGCCGATACGGCGGACACTGTTTGAACACATCTACAAGTCTTGGGAATTGCGCGAGGTGCGTTCATGAGCCTTTGGCCCTCATGGTATCACCCTGAATACCGCAAGCCCGCAGAGATAGGTAAGATCATCTCATTATGCGCGGAACACTTCAACCTAACCGTTGAGGCCATCACTGGGCCGTGCAGAAAGCGCGCCGTCGCATGGCCCCGCCATCTTGCCTATCTTCTGGCTAAGCGCTGCACACACAGGGAATGGACGGTCATAGGTCGCGCCTTTGGCGGCAGGGACCACAGCACTATCATAACAGGCTGTCGTGAGGCTGAAGGGCGTATCAGCCGCGATCCTGTCTGGCGTGAGCACTACGCGGCTATCAAGATGAAGGTGCGGGGATGAGCGGTTTTGCTGTCCTCCACAGAAGCCTGCTCGGCCACCCTGCTTTTCGTAATGATGCGGAGGCGATGGCGTTCGCATGGATGATTCTACGCGCATCATGGAGGCCGGTTCGCGTCCGCTACAAAGGGAAAGCTATATCCCTTAATCGGGGGCAACTCGCTGTTTCCGTTAGAGATATGGCCGAAGCAATGGACCGCGATAAGGCGTGGGTTAGGGCTGTCCTCAAGTCCGCAAAAAGCCACAAATTGCTAACTCTAAACCGAGTTCCGGGCCTTCTTCTTATAACTATCGTGGGTTATGATCGATACGGCGCTACAGAAGGCGACGTTGTAGACTTCGGGTTTTATGCACAGAAGCAAAATCTAGATACCCGCGAATCTATACCTGCTTGCCTGAGGACGGAAGTTTTTTCTCGCGACGGCGGTAAATGCAGATACTGCGGTGGGGTCGGCCCTTTTCATATTGATCACATCATTCCTTGGTCCAAGGGTGGACTTACCGCACTCGAAAACCTCGCGCTCGCTTGCGCCTCCTGCAACCTCAAAAAGGGCGCAAGGACGCCTGAGGAGTGGCTTTCATGAGCCGTTGGTTCCGTCATTACGCTGGCATGATGCGCGACGACAAGCTTGTGCGCGTCGCAATCAGGTCGAAGCAAACCATAGAGCGTGTCCTTTGGGTTTGGGGCGCTATTTTAGAAAGCGCTGCGGAGATAGATGATAATGGAAGATATGACTTGGACTCAGCCGAGATCGCCTACTTTCTTAGAGCGGATGAGGCTGACATACACTCTATTCTCGATGCGCTTACCTGCGCCGGTCGTGTGGCTGACAATTCTGTGGTCAATTGGAGCGACCGTCAGTTTCAATCTGACCGATCCGCGTCGCGCGTCGCTGCTCATAGAGAGCGCAAACGGGCGGAAATCCGTGGATGTAACAGTGAGCATAAAGAGGATGCCGATACTGTAACGTTACAGAAACGTCACGGTAACGCGCCAGAGACAGAGATAGAGACAGAGACAGATAGTTCGGAAGCTAAAGCTTCCTCACCGCGCGCGCGAGCCGAAAATGAATTTCCATGCCCTGAAGGCGTCGATCAGATCGACTGGCAGTCCCTGCTCGCCAATCGCAAGCAGCAGCGTGCACCGATGAACGCTGGGGCATATCGGCAGATCCTGCAAAAGCTTGAACGCTGGTCACGCGATGGATGGCCGCCGGGTCCGATTGTTGCCTACGCCGTCGAGCGGGGTTGGAGAACGGTTTTTGAAACGGACGAGATGAAACATGGAAACGCACAGCATCACATTGGCAAACCCCGGCAAACCAGCGACGGCGGTAGGGCTAGCGGTTGGCTCAGTTGACGCTTTCGAGGAACGGCTGTTCGACCTGAAATCGACAACGGTTTCCGAATGGCGGGACCCGGACGGTTTTCAGGAATGGGTTACGGCGATGACCGGCCTTGCTGGCGACATCCGCCGACGACGAGACGCGCTGGCCTATCGCTGCAAGCCGCTTAACGAGATTGAGCCGGAGTGCAATGGTCCGCTCTCCAAGGAGGCTGGCGACCTGTTACGACCGATTGGTGCGAAGGTGTCCCCCGGCTTGTCGCTTGAGCAGGCTACCGCATGGCGCAAGGCCGTTGTCATGGCGCTGTCCGACATGCCGCCCGACATTCTGCTGATCTCGCTTCGCAAGGCGCTGCACGTGCCGTTCAAGTTCCTGAACGAGGTTGAGGAGGCGGTGCGGAATCATTCAAAGGCACCGCGCGCGATCCTCGCTCTTGGCGTGTCGAGGCTGAACCGGATGCTGCCGAAGGATGTGCCGGACATCCGTGAGCTTCGTCATTTCGGCCCCAAGGAAGATTTCCCGCTGTGACATGGACTGGATCGAAACCAAAGGCCGCGCGCCACAGAAGCGAGAGCAGCCCTATTGGCTACTCTTCCGCAACGGCAAGGAAAGCAAGCAACCCTACACTGCCAAGCAGATGCAATGGGGCCACCACCGCAAGGGCATGGATGATGACTACGACATCGTGGCTGTGCGTGCTGAATAGGTATTGACAGAGGCAATATCATCGATTACTACAGCATCAGAGCCAAGGTGGCTCGCTCAGGAGAAATGAGATGGAAAAGGTAGCTTGGTTGGCAAAGGATGGCTCGGTTAGAACTGGGGAAATTTCCAATCGCGGTTTTTTCAATGTTGACCGTGGCGAAGAATATGAAATCGTACCTGACGCCAACCCTGCCGCTGTCGTTTTTGTGAAAATTGATAAGGTGATTTATGATGCCTGACCAACGGGCAACTATTGAGAATTTCTCAATAGTTGAAAGCGCCTCAAAGGCAATCCTGCTGCTCTATACGCATGGGTTTTTAACCGCTTCCGAGCGCAACGCGGCAAGAAAGCGCCTTGGAAAGGCAACCGTCAAGAAATCATTGACAGTTGAACCTGTAAGATATCGTTACAAGATGGGCGGCGATGGTAATGCTCAAGGCTGTTACGCCTGCGGTTCGCCGCCAATTGACTGGTGTGATGACCCTTGGGGCAAGCTTCCATGGATCGTAACGCTAAAAGATAGCGGTAATTGGCGTTTTCTGATTGACAGGCGTGATCATGTGAATCCAGACATGTTTTCGGGATTCAAGATAAACAATTATGGCAACATAGGCAATGCATCGCGCACAACCGGCGAAGGCGGTCGCTTGGCCCTGCACAGATCTCATTTTATTGAGGACTTGCCAGAATGAACATCAAACAAACCCGTCATAGCCTCAACATGAGCGTAAGGGAGTTCTCCGATGCACTTGGAGTCTCCCCCAACGCTGTGCGCCGGTGGGAGATGAACCCCATCCGCAGCGGATACCGGACGCCAAGCAGGCAGACGATGATGCTGATTGAAAACCTTTTGGAAGGAGGCGCGACATCACACATGTGCGGCCAGCGTGAAGGGATAGGGATATGAGTAGATATTACATCGATTGCGAGTTTGACGGACACAACGGGCCGCTACTCAGTCTGGCGATGGTGCGCTAGGATGATGAACCGAGCATCAATCGTAATTGGCATGGCGCTGTTAACATACAGTGCGATCCGTCTGATGGAGACATTGGCCCAACCATCCCCCACAACCCGCACATACGAAGACGGCGTGCGTGACTGCATCGAGGCTTTGCCGAAAGCCTATTTGCAGAATCCGCACGCAGCATGTAGCGGGCCAGTGCGGCTTGCACATGAAGCAGCCCGCGCCGCCCTCGAAACTCTGCTGCCAGACCCTGCGGAGGAGCCGGTGAGGGAGTATGAAGTGTGGCGTGTCAATGAAATTGCTTCAGGACGGCAGGTGTCCTTTAATCCAACACATTCTGAGTTCTCCCGCTGGCTCACCCAAAACTACACGCTGGAGAAGAAGTGATGGATTTCTTCCGTTACGATAGTGAGCCGACATGGGCTAATTGCGCATTGGGTATGGCCGCTGAATTAGGCACTATCGCCGCATTCGCCGCCTGTCTCTACACACTCTCGCGCTTCGGGATACTCCCATGACACACACAGCAGAGCAGGAGAGAGAGGCTGTGGCGAGATTCTTGCGTGACATCCAACATAAGTTCACCGCGCGCGAAACGGCCACAGTGCGCGATACGTTGGAGTTTGCCGCCGTGTTAGTCCAGCGCGGGGAACACATCAAAGGGGGTGAGAATGGCTAGAGGCCGCCCTCCTGCCACACGCGCCCGCGTCATGAACTACTGGCGCGAGCATGGGCCTTGCTCCATCATGCAGGTGTGCAGGGCAACGGGGGCGGATCGCAGGCATGTGCAAAGAATGTTCCGTGCTGCGGAGAAAGCTGATATGGTGGTGGTATGAGCGCAGGAGAAATGATTTCGATTTGCATCTCAATGGTATTGAGTGGATGGATAACCGCCGTGCTATGTCGGCATACATCCAAGACCAATGCCAAATTGAGAGAAGCTGCAATTTCATCCATCGAGTGCGGCTCTGGCCCTGATTGGACCAAGCCAAGAGCCTATATTGTCAGGATGCAAGGCAAGCAAGCCTCAATCATCGCCCGCGCGGCACAAATACGAGCAGAGCAATTATACGCGGCCTATGTTGACGAGCTGAGAAAAAAGCACGGTATTTGATTTTTGCCGCATAGGCAGGCCTGAAAATTAGGCATATCTGGTTTGCCCATGAGCGGGCAGACATCATCCGCAGAGATGAAAAAAAACCAAGTTGCTCGCTCAGGGCAGCATGGAGGCCCGCGCCCTAATTCTGGCCGCAAGCCAGGAAAATCATCTGCTCCCCTTCGTGAAATAGCCCGTCAGCACATGGAGAAGGCGGTCAACGCCTTACTCAATGTTTTGGATGACGTGGAAGCGCCTGCTGCCGCACGAGTATCGGCGGCCAACTCAATCCTTGATCGGGGATACGGCAAGCCTGCTCAGCCAGTAGATGGTGATGGCGAAGGCGGGGCTATCAGAGCGGTGCATGAAATCATTTTGCGCGGGGTGATGCCAAAATGAGCACAGCAGAAGTACGCATCCCGGCAAAGCTTGTCCCTGTATTCACAGGCGAGGCTGATGTGCGCGGTTCCTATGGTGGTCGCGGATCAGCAAAGACGCGCACATTTGCCAAGATGACCGCTGTTCGCGCTCATATGTGGGCGCAGGCGGGTAGAAGTGGGATCATCTTCTGCGGTCGCCAATTCATGAACAGTTTGGCCGACAGCTCGCTAGAGGAGATCAAGGAAGCCATCCGTGAAGAAGAATGGCTCGTTCCGCATTTCGAGATCGGTGACAAATATATTCGCACAGCCTGTGGCAAGGTGTCCTATGGCTTCTATGGCCTTGACCGAAACGTCAACAGCATCAAGTCGAAGTCTCGCATCCTGCTTGCGTGGATCGACGAGGCCGAACCTGTAACCGATGAAGCGTGGACCAAGCTTATTCCCACGCTTCGCGAAGAAGACAGCGAGCTTTGGCTGACATGGAATCCGGAGCGCAAGACATCATCGACCAACAAGCGGTTCTACAAGACCGACGATGCGCGTTCAAAGATTGTCGAGATGAACTGGCGGGACAATCCTTGGTTTCCTGACATATTGGAGCGTCAGCGCCTTAAGGACATGAGAGAGCGCCCGGAGCAGTATGGGCATATATGGGAGGGGGAGTTCCTGACCGTGGCCGAGGGAGCTTACTACGCCCGCCAGATTGTTGATGCACGTGCAGATCGTCGTATCTGCAAGGTCAACGAAGATCCGCTCATGCGCATCTATGCCGTCTGGGACATTGGTGGCACTGGCGCAAAGGCGGACGCCACCGCCATCTGGATAGTCCAGTATATCGGTGCTGAAATACGCATTCTCGATTATTACGAGGCTGTTGGTCAACCCCTTGCTGCGCATGTGAATTGGTTGCGCGACAATGGATATGGCAAAGCGCTGTGCATCCTTCCTCATGACGGTGCAGCGCATGATCGCGTGCATGATACAACCTACGAGGGTGCACTAAGGGCTGCTGAGTTCGATGTGCTGGTGGTGCCTAATCAGGGCCGTGGCGCAGCGATGCAGCGGATTGAGGCGGCGCGTAGACTATTTCCGCAAATGGTGTTTGATGAGGAGTTTTGCCAAGCCGGACTGGAAGCAATCGGATGGTATCACGAAAAGCGAGACGATGAGCGCGGAATAGGGCTTGGTCCTGAACATGATTGGTCTTCACACGGGGCAGACGCATTTGGCCTGATTGCTGTGGCTAGGCCGCTATTAATTCCAAGGGTTCACGAAAACGACGACGATTTTGAAGGTTGGCAGGCCGACGATGGCCGGTCGAGCATAGCGGGGTATTGAAAATGGCCTCACAGCCTATTCTTGACGATGAAATGAACGAAACCGGGCAGGAGGTTGAAAACTCGCCTCTGCATATCCGTGACATTATTGCCGCTGAGAGCGTGACCGATCTGCTTGACGACACGCAGCTTGCCAATATCGGGCAGCGCTGTCTCACTGACCTTGAGATTGACGAGAACAGCCGCAAGGACTGGCTTGTATCATATCGCAAATGGCTCGATACGGCCATGCAGGTGGCGAAGTCTAAGACAACGCCTTGGCCGGGTGCGGCGAATGTTATCGTCCCCATACTCACCACGGCATCGATCCAGTTTCATGCCCGCGCGTATCCTGCCATCGTGGACAATGCGCAGCTTGTGAAGGTCAAGGCGCTTGGCCCCCAGAATGAGGACAAGAGCGCTCGCGCTGACCGTATTTCCGATCACATGACATGGCAGCTTACCGAGGATATGCCATCATGGGAGGAAGAGACTGACCGACTGCTGTTGATGCTGCCCATCATTGGTTGCGTGTTTCGCAAGACTTGGTTTGATCCCGTCGAGCGTCGCAATGTCTCTGAAATGGTTTCGGCAGAGGATTTTGTCGTCAACTATTGGGCGAAGTCACTCAAGGACACGCCGCGTTACAGCCAGATACTCCGCTTCTATCCACATCAGGTGAAGGAACGCATCACAGCAGGCTTGTGGAGGGATATAGGGACTGTCCTTCCTTCCGATGACAGGCGCAACGAAAGCAGCGACGACGATGGCCTGATTGTCTTTATCGAACAGCATTGCCGTATCGATCTGGATGATGACGGCTACCCTGAGCCTTATGTGGTGACGTTCCACAAGGACACCGGGCAGGTCGTGCGTGTCTCGGTGTGCTTTGAGGAAGAGGATGTTGTCCTCTCTGACGATGGCGGCAAAGGCGCGGTAGTTCGGATCGAACGCAGCCAGTATTTCAGTAAATATGGCTTTCTCCCCTCTCCTGACGGCTCGTTCTACGACATGGGCTTCGGCATGCTACTGGAGCATCCGGGAGCAGTCATTAACGCGACAATCAACCAGCTATTGGATGCAGGTGCTTTAGCCAACTCCCAAGGTGGATTCATAGGTTCTGGCGTCAACATCAAGGGCGGCGCGCTCAAGATGACGATGGGCAAGTGGAACCGCGTTGACGTGACTGGCGGTACGCTGCGTGAAAACCTTGTACCGTTCCAGCTTCCCGGCCCCAATCCCACGCTGTTTGAGCTGCTTGGCTTCATGGTGGACATGGCGAAGGGCATCACATCGGTTCAGGACGTGATGACCGGGGGAGAAGATGCCCAGACCGCTCCTGTGGGAACGACGCTCGCCCGCATTGAGCAGGGCATGAAGGTGTTTTCCGCAATCTACAAGCGTATCCATCGAGCATTCAAAACCGATTTGCGCATGCTGTTCAAGTTGAACCGCTATCACATGGACGAACAGGTCTATTTCAACCTCAACGATGTTCCGGGCGAGATCATGGCCGCAGACTATCGTGAGGACGATCTGGACGTGTCTCCGATGTCAGACCCTACGGCGGTCACAGACTTGCAGAAGATGAGCCGTATCGACTTCCTGATGGCGACATTCAGAGGCGATCCTAACGTGGATCAGGTGGAGCTTGATCGGAGAGCTATGGAAGCGGCGGGGACGCAAGACATCGAAGCTCTTTTGAAGCCCAAGGGACCAGACCAAGATCCGGCATTCCTGATGGCGCAGGCCGACATGGCTAACAAGCGTGATGAGACAGTGGCATCGATCCGACTGAAGGACGCGCAAGCTGCGGCGCAACTCGTAATGGCCGCGAAGGCTGCTGCTGAAATGGGCAGTGCGAATGACGCGAATTTCTTCATCATCCAAGCCCGCGAACTGGCGGGAGATAGCGGGGAATATGGCAACGAACAAACTCACGGACCCGGAAGTGTTTCGGATGTGGAAGGAGCATCGGCTGACGAAGGCGTATCTGGAATACCTGAGCCAGCGTCGGGTGAACCTGATGGAGGCATGGGGGTCGGGCCGGGTGTTGCAGGAGGCGGACCAGATGGAGGCGTTCCTGTGCCAACAGATGGTGGAACTGGACTGTAATGCCGTGCGCGGTGTGTTCGATTTGGAGCCTATAGAGGAAGACGATGCAGAATAAATCAGGAATCATTCCGAGCGACATGCGGGTGCTGATCAAGCCTCACCCCGTCGAAGAGGTCACGAAGGGCGGGATCATTATCGCTGATGTCACCAAAGAGCGTGAGAAATACGCGCAGACCCGCGCCACGTTCATCGCTGGCGGGGGCAACGCTTTCAAGGATTGGGGCGATGAATGCCGCATCCCCATGGCTGGCGATGAGGTCATCATGGCTCAGTATTCCGGCAAGATGCACAAGGGCGCGGACGGTGAGGATTACCGCATCTGCAATGATGAGGACGTGATCGGGTTTTGGGAGGCAGCACAATGACCGCACTACAGGACGTTGCGGCGCAGGAGTCGCAGGAAATCGACGTTTCACAAGGCGGGAACGATAGTCAGGAGCGCGATTGGGAAACCGAGGCGCGTGATCTTGGCTGGCGTCCCGAAGAGGACTTCAAGGGCGACAAGAGCCTCTGGGTCGATGCGCAGACGTTCGTGAAGCGCGGTGAAGAGGTCATGCCCATCCTCAAGAGTCAGCTTAAGACGCTCAAGGGCGAATTGGCTGAGATGCGCAAGGAATTTCGCAAGGCCAACGAGTTCTTTTCCAATTCCGAACAGCGCGGCTATGAGCGGGCAATGGCCGATATTCAGGCCAAGGCAGAAGCCGCCGCCGAGGTTGGTGACAAGGCCGGGGTTCGTGCCGCGATGGACGAGGCCGCGAAACTCAACAAGCCAGCCGAATCGCCCAAAGCGGAACAGATCAGCCGTGAGGATTTGGCGAACTGGTTTGCCGATAATCCGTGGTACAAGAGCGACCATAGTAAGACTGCTTTTGCAGACCTGATCGGTGATGAACTGGCAGAGAAGCGCGGCGGCAATCTGACCAAGGATGACTTTGACGAGATTACCCGTCGCGTTGATGAACGCTTTGCCGAAAAGCCCAAGGCCAAGAGCGCGGTTGAAGGCTCTACGCCACGCACGACCAAGCGAGGGGAAAAGACCCTTGCCGATCTCCCCCCTGAAGCGCGCAGGCAGGCTGAGAAATGGGAGCGCGATGGTATCTGCTCGACCAAGGACTATCTTAAAAACTATCAGTGGGACTCTTGAACATGGAAAATACAGCACCCCGCCGCCGTGGCCGTCCTCCGGTTGATCGTGACCAGATCGTCAAGTCGGAGATTGTGACCAGCGAAACCCGTGCGGTCGAGCCGGAAGGGCGCAGACGACGCAGGAAGGCACTTGATGGGCTGGCTCAGAAGCTCGCCGCGCCCAAAATTCCGGGCCATACAACCCGCTTTGTGAACGATGATGGCAACAGGCTTGCGGAATTGCAGGAATTGGGCTATGAATTTGTTCCAAGCGGCACCGCAGCAAAAGATGGTGTCGGCTCGCGTGTCTCGCGACTGGTTGGCACCAAGGCCAACGGCGAACCAATGCACGCATATCTCATGGAAACCCCTGACGAGCTTTATGCCCAGGGCGTAGACGAACGAGAAGCAACAGTCCGCCAGACTGACGAGGCTATCCGCGCTGGACGTGACCAAACCGGGCAAATCGAGAATATCCATTCTCGTGCTTCCCATGGGTCCATCACGTCGAGCGCCGAGGGATAATCCCTGACACCGCGTTCGGCGCTGCTGAACGAGGTTTCCAATGGCAAACGCTAACGTTGCGACAGGGCTTACCCCTGTCCGTTATCTGAGCGGCGCGCCTTACAACGGCGCAACCAACCGCTACTACATGCCGTCAACTGACACCAACGCCGCTGGTTATATCGGCGCACTGGTTAAGCCTGCCGGTTCCGCCGACGCCAATGGCGTCATGACTGTTACCGCTAACGTTTCTACCGGCAATCCGGTTGTGGGCGTTATCGTGGCGGTCGAACCCATTACCCGCGACAGCACGATCTATCGCGAAAACTCCACCTCCCGCTATGTGCTGGTGGCTGACGATCCAAACCTTGTTTTCGAGGTGCAGGACAATTCGGCTTCGGGCGCGTTGACCGCAACGGTTGTCGGTAATGCCGCTGACCTGACCGGTTTTACCAGCGGGTCCACCACAACGGGCCGCAGCTCGATCCAGATTTCCAGCACGACCGTCACCTCTTCTGGCGACGGCACGGAGGATGTTCTGATCATCGGTGCTGCAAACCGTCCTGATAACGTCGTCGGTGACACGTACTGCAAGTGGAATGTTCGCCTGAACAACCACTTCTACGTTGACGGCGTGGCTGGCGCATAAGGAGGGCTGAACAATGACCGTATCAACTGGCAATATCGCCAAGCTTCTCTGGCCCGGCCTTAACGCTGTCTGGGGACGCGACTACAAGGAATATCCGACCGAATATACTGACCTGTTCAGCATGGAATCGTCGGATATGAACTATGAGGAAGAGCAGGAAGTGACTGGTCTTGGCCTCGCTCCGGTGAAAGCCGAGGGCGCTGCCACGCAGTATGACACTTTTGCTCAGGGAACGACGGCGCGCTATACGCACACCGCGTTCGGTCTGGGTTTCATCATCACCCGCGAGGCGATTGATGACAACAAGTATGAGAAGGCTGGCCTGCGGAATACCCGCGCGCTTGCATTCTCCATGCGCCAGACCAAGGAAAACGTCGCAGCCAACGTCTACAATCGGGCGCAAACGTCTGGCTATACCGGCGGCGATGGCGTAATCCTTTCCTCTACGTCGCACCCCACGCTTGCGGGAAACCAGTCCAACCGTCTCACTACGGCGGCTGACCTGTCAGAAGCGAGCCTTGAAGATCTGTGCATTCAGATTCAGGCGGCGACCAACTCTCGCGGACTTCGCATTGCGTTGCGCCCCGATACCCTGATTATCCCGTATAATCTGGAATTCGAGGCCATGCGTATTCTGAAGTCGGTGCAGCAGTCGGGCACGGCGAACAACGACATCAATGCGCTGCGTGCATCGGGGGCTTTCCCCGGTGGCGTGAAGGTGAACCACTATTTCACCGACACGGACGCCTTCTTCATTCGGACCAACTGCCCGGATGGAATGAAGGGGTTCCAGCGTATTTCTGCCGAGTTCGCGCAGGATGAGGATTTCGATACGAGTAACTTGAAATACAAAAGTTACGAAAGATATTCCTTCGGCTGGACCGATTTTCGCGGTTTGTATACGAACGGGATGGGTGCTTAAGCCTTACCATTAACTGATCTGGGGCCGTGGGTTGGAAGTGCCTGCGGCCCCTTTTCATTGCCTTTCATCCATGCTATGACATGCGGCACCGGCAACCGCGAGCCGGTAGCAGACAAATGCGGCCTTACCCAAACTACGGGTTTTCCGTGTGACCCCAAGAGGGTCCGTAGGAGGTCTAAATGTCTGCATCCAATTTCCCCAATGGGTTCTCTCAGGGCGTCACCATTCGCGGCGTTCCCCTTGTTCAATCTCATCCCGGTCAGGTTCTCTGGGTGGGCAACAGCTCGTCCAGCCTTCTCCCCGGCCATCGTGGCGCGTCGGACGCCAATCGCGGCACCTTCGAAAGCCCGCTCTCGACGATTGACGCTGCCATCGGCATGTGCACCGCGGGCCGTGGCGATGTCATCTTTGTGAAGCCGGGTCACACTGAAACGCTATCGAGCGCCGGAGCAATTACGGCTGACATTGCTGGCGTTGCGATTATCGGTTTGGGCGTTGGTACGGCTCGCCCGACGCTTACGCTCGACACGGCAACCACGACTACTATTTCGGTGACTGCGGCGAACGTCACGTTCAAGAACATGATCTTCTCCGCGAACTTCGCGGACATCGTTTCGGTATTCACGACCACGACCGCGAAATATTTCACGGTTGAGGATTGCCGCATTCAGGCGACCGCGACGAACATGAATTTCCGGTATGTCGTGGATACCAACGCGACCAGTAATGACACTGACGGCCTTGCTCTCATCAATAACCGCTGGATTGAGCCTGATCTTGCCACCGTTGCGATGGTGAAGATGGACGGCACAAACGCGGGCGTCACCATTCAGGACAACTACTGCGTGATTGGCGTCAACAACAACGTGGCGACACTGATGGCGCAGGCAACCACCAAGGTTGTGACCGGCCTTCGCTGCACCGGGAATCAGGTTTACCGCCTCAACACCGACACGGCGACGGGCGGGCTTCTCATCACCACGGACGTCTCGACCAACACCGGGATCATCGCCAACAATTTCGCGCAGCACGCGGATACGGCGGCGGAGGTTCTGGTTACGGCATCGTCTGGCTATGGTTTCTTCGAAAACCGCGCATCGGGTGTTGCTGGCGCAACTGGCTACGTCCTGCCAACGGCTGACAGCTAATGCTCGTTCGCATCAGGGAGACTGAGGGAGGCTTTCATGTCTCCCTCTATGCTCAGAACTTCGAGGGTGAACAGCGGACGGTTCCTACGCTACCGGAAGCTTTCGCTCTGCGCGACCATGCGGTGCGGCACGGAGGCTTTCCACAAGCGCCCAAACCGGAGCCTGAAGTCAGGAAAGGCGGTAAGAAATGAGCGGTCGTTCAAAGGACATATCGAGTGCTTATGGCGCTGTAGCGGTTACGGCAAGCGACAGCACGATCATTCCTACCACTCGCGGCCTCTATCTGGGGACTGCTGGGGACATCACTGTTCGCATGGCAAATGGCGATGTGGTGACGTTTCCTGACGCTCCTGCTGGTGAGCGGCCTTGGCAGGTGGACAAGGTATATTCGACTAGCCTTGTCGCCGCCGACATCGTGGCGTTGTATTGAATGGCGGGGAACTTCATCTGTGCCTTCTCTGGGTTCAAATACCCGCTGACCCAAGCCGTCAAGAATTGGGACGGGCATCTTGTGCATCATCGCTTTGCAGACCGTCGCAATCCGCAGGACTTCCTGAAAGTGCCGGTCGATAAGCAGATGTTGCCCGTATCCAATCCAGAGCCAGCGGATGTTTTTCTCTCCACCAACGAGGTTCAGCCGGGGGATTTGTAAATGGCTACGTCCGGCTCGACCGATTTTACGCTGACATCTGCCCAGATCATCGAGAAGGCTTTTCAGATTCTCGGTGTCGGGCAGGAAGGTGAGGCATTAACCGCCAGAATGTCTGCTGACGGCATGCTCTCACTTAACCTTCTGCTGAAAACATGGGGGGCAAAACCGCATCTATGGGTCAAGTCAGAGCAATCCATAACCCTTACCCAAGGCACAACCAATTATACAACCAGCCCAAGGGCCATGAGGGTTCTTTCGGTTCGCAGAAAGACGACATCGAGCGGGATTGAGGTTCCGCTGAATGAATTGTCACGCTCGGATTATTACAACCAGCCCAACAAAACGGTCGAGAGCGTTCCAACGGCCTTTTATTTCGATCCGCAGCTATCGACCGGCAAGCTTTATGTGTGGCCCACGGCGTCCTCTGCAACTGCGAGCGCGCAGACGCTGTCTGTGACCTATCTGCGGCGCATCGAGGACATAGATGCGAGCAATAACGAGGCCGATCTGCCGCAGGAGTGGCTGCAGACCCTAATCTGGAACCTTGCGAACGAACTTGAGCCGGAATACCCCGTCACTGACAGCCGCTTGGCGATCAAGATAGAGGCAAAGGCAGCAAGATTGCTGGCCGATCTCTCAGGTTGGGATAACGAACCCGCATCGGTCGATCTGCAACCGGATTACGGCCATGTTTGAGGTATCCCCTGCTCTTCATGAAGCTTCTGGGCGCTCGCTGCCATGGTCCGGCGCATCACTTCAGAATGGCTATGCCGAGCGATCGGAGGGCGATAAGCGTTCCAGTTTTGCTGTGATGCTTATTCCCGGCCTGACAAGCCTTGCGGATGTTGGGGGTGAGATATTCGGGTATATAGACTTTGACAATGAGATATATCTTGCGACTGCTACAACATTGTTCAGTGTTTCTGAGGCTGGAACAGTAACCACCCACTCCGCGCTGCCAACAGGCGCATCATCCACGGTCAGAATGGCGACCAATCTCACCCAGATTGGTATGGTGATTGAGAATACCGGCTATATCTGGGACGGTTCGACAATTACCGCCGTTCCAGACCTGCCCGATGTCACTGACGTTGCCTTTATCGATGGATATTTTGCATGGACGCAGGCGGATACCGGATATTTCACGATTACCGATATCAATAATGGCTTGATTTATGACGCCGCAGACATCGCGAACGCGGAAGGTGCACCGGATAATCTTATCGGCCTCATCAACGATCACCGGGAATTGCAGCTTTATGGCACGAAAACCATAGAAATTTGGTATAATAGCGGGAATGCCGATTTTCCTTTTTCGAGACAGGGCAATGCTTTTATTGAGCGCGGATGCTTCGCAAAAGAGAGCGTCGTAAAACTCGATAATAGCGTGTATTTCTACGGCGACGACCGCATAGTCTATCGCCTTGACGGATATACGCCAATTCGCGTTTCCACCCATGCAATAGAATATCAGCTTCGCAATTGCACCGAGGTCGCGTGCTTTACCTATACGCACGAGGGGCATAAGTTCTACGTCATAAATACGGATGTTGGATGCTTCGCGCTCGATGTCTCTACTAATCTCTGGCATCGCAGAAAGTCCCGCAATCGTGAAGATTGGCGCGTTGGCGGGGCGTTGTCGATCTGGAATACGACTGCCTTCATCGAAAAGGGCGGCGGCAACGTATATCTGGCCGACTTCGATGTTTTTGAGGAAGATGGCGACCCGATAGAATTTGAAGCGACGTTACCGACTATCGTTTCGCGTGATCGCGGATGGCAGACCATGTACGCATTCGAGGCGTTGTTTGAGGCGGGCGTAGGCAACAGCGACGCGCCAGCCCCTCTATTGTCGATGTCCCTATCACGTGATGGCGGACATAGCTGGTCTTCGTGGATGGAACGCAGTCTGGGCGCTGTGGGTGAATATGCCACCCGCGCGATATGGAGAAAGCTCGGCAAATTCCGCCAGATGAATATTCGCTTGCGCTGCACTGACCCCGTTCGCAGATTTGTGATGAGCTATCATGTGGATGTGAGATAGCGATGTTCACAATCAATCCACCCAGAGAGCCTATCGCTGACAGCCGGGGCAATGTCACGCCGTCTTGGTATCGTTTTTTTGCTCAACTTCAGCGTGTGACAGGCCAAACCGATAATCCCATTGATGACACGTCCTTACTGATAGCGGTTCCACTTGGTGGGGCAACTATCGATCTTGGCGATGATTCCATCGCCCCTTCACTAATTCCTCAGCATGATGAGCAGGATATCCCCGCACCAATTTGCAATCCATCTGAATTCGACGACCTTTTGCCGCCTTTGCGTTACGGAGTTTGATATGTCCACTCGACCAAAAAGACTGATTGCCGGTTCTCAGCTCACCACGAGTGCCGCGACTTATTACACAGCAACGGGACTCAAGGCTAGGATCGACAATCTAACCCTTACCAATACGACCGCAGGGGCGGTAACGGCTACGGTGCATCTGGTTCCTAATGGCGGCAGCGCGTCCGCTTCGAACTGCATTTTGTCAGCTAAATCTATCAACGCAGGGGATAGTTATGTCGTACCCGGAGCTATAGCCCAATGGCTTGAGGATGGCGGGACGATACAGGCCCTTGCCAGCGCCAACACGTCAATTGGTATCGTTGCATCGGGTGTTGAATATACCTGAGCCGCGTGCTATACGATAGCAGCCGTTAAGCGCGTGCGGCAACCAGACAGAGCGCATTACAGACTGTCTGGGTTACATGCGCTTTTCATCCGACATCGAAATCAGGCCAGCAGCGGTTGATGATATTCCCGCGATTGCTCGCATTGGCGCGCGTTTCTTTGATGAGGCGGAATGGGCAGACGTAGCCGAGTGGGATCATGACAGCATATGCTCCACGCTCCGGGGTATGATCGCTGATCCTAACGGCATTGTACTCATTGCAATCAGGGAGGGGGTGATCTGCGGCATTGCGGGCGGGCTGGTGTATCCTCTCTATTTCAATTGCAACCATATCACGGGCCAAGAACTGTTCTGGTGGGTCGAGCCTGAAGCTAGAAAAGGAGTTGGGGCGCACCTTCTGGATTGTCTCGAGCTGGCGGCAATGAACGCAGGAGCGCAGTCGTGGGCGATGATAGCTCTCGACAAGGTGAGGCCGGAAGCTGTTGGTGCCCTGTATCGCCGCCGTGGCTATCGCGCGTCTGAGCATAGCTATATCAAGAGGCTCGGTTAATGGCGCTGGGTAGTGCACTGGCTCTGGTGGGCGCAACTGCTGCCAGTGGTCTAATTGGATCCAAAGCATCCAAAAAAGCCGCCAAGGCGCAGGTTCAGGCTGCGCAGGAATCCGCTGCGGTTCAGAAGTATATCTACGATACCACGCGCGAGGATTATAAGCCCTATCGTGATGTTGGCTATGGCGCGCTAGGGAAGCTTGCTGGCCTTTATGGCATAAATATGCCTGAATCCACAAGCACGGATTGGGAGGCTTACGTCAGGGGGAACCCCGATGCGCTTTCCAACTGGAAACAGGTTGTAGGAACGCAATCCGATATATTCGGTGGAAACATTGGCAAGTTCGGTGAATATCATTATGCGAAGGACGGGTCTAGACGCGATTTGACGCCCTATAGAACCACGCCGAGCACTGCCGAGCCTTACGCCGATTTCTACAAATCTCCCGATTACCAGTTTCGGTTGCAGGAAGGCGAGAAGGCGATCAATCGCGCCGCTGCTGCCAGAGGTTTGTGGAACAGTGGGGCTACAATCAAATCCCTTGATCGCTTTAATCAGGGCGAGGCTGCGGGGGCGTTTGATACCTATGCCAATCGGCTGGCGTCGCTCGCTGGTGTAGGCCAGACCGCGACAAGCGCAGTCGCGCAAGCAGGCCAGCAATATGCGAACGGTGCTTCTACGGCATACACCAATGCTGGGAATGCGCGGGCGTCCGGTTATCAGAACAGCGCGAACTCATGGCAGAACGCCATACAGAATGTCACTGATATTGGCATGTATGGCTTTGGTGGAGGGTTCGGTAAATAATGCCTCTATTCAACGCAGGGCAGTCTCTAGGGCTTTATCGCCTCGGCAGGCAGGAGGCGGAATTGCGCGCCGAAAAGGCACGTAAGCTGAAAGAGGCCGCCGAACGCAAATCTGCTATTCAGGCCGTTATTGATGCGCGCATGAGTGGTGGGCTTGGCAGTAAGGTAGCTCCTAAGCAGGACGCCCCCGCCGAAACATCATCCATGCCCGGTCCTGTTATTGGTTATGGTGGCGGGACGTATGGCGTGGATGGAAGTCAGGCTACTCCGCCACAGCATTTCATGACACCGGAACAGTCGAAGCAGCTTGATGGCTATAGCGCGCCGGGGTTTAAGGCTCCGCCTGTTTATGATCCGAATGGTTCAACTCCGGGTATGGTTGAGGCAGGCGGCGGGGATAATTCTATTACCGCACCCATCTCTGCCGGCTCGCGCGATGACGCAGCTAAAGCCGCGCAACTTCGCCTGTTCGCCATTGATCCCGACACGGCTATGCAGCTTGAAGATCATTTCGCAAAGGCCGATGAAAGCGCACGTAAGGCATATGACCACAAGATGAGTGTGATGGGTTCTGCGGCCTATCAGCTAAGGGGAATGCCGCAACAGCAGCGCATATCCCTGTTCCAGCGCATTATTGCGCCGCAGTTGCTCGCAGCCGGTTGGACGCCAGAAGACTTATCAGAAGCAGACCTATCCGACCAAGGACTTGATAGCTACATCCGTATGTCGATGGATACGAAGACCATTATGTCTGAAGCCCGTCAACGTGCCAGCGATGCCGAAACAGCGCGCCATAACAAGGTGAGTGAGGCGCAGGGCGAGCGCAGGATTGGTATAGCAGAAGGCGCGCTTGGCATAGCGAAACAGCGTGCAGGGCGCATTTCGGCCAAGGGGTCCGGGCCATCCGGCGATGTTTCCAGCCTCTCTACCGATGCAATCCTTGGTATTGCGGGGCTTAAATAATGCCAGATCAACCCAAAGAAACAGATGCACTCCTTGAGCTCGAGCGTCGCGGATTAACAGGTGACCCATCGATCACGCCTGAAATCAAGGCCAAGGTGAAGGCAAAGCTTGACGCATACCGCCAACAGGGTTTGTTGAAGCCGTTTGGAAAACCATTGCCGGAACCGGCACGCAAGGATCTGGAAAAGAATGTCGGCATTTACTCCACGCTGAAAACGGCGGGGGGTTCATTCAATGATGAATACGCCGGTAACACCATTACGGGCGGCTTGGAAAACAGCATTCAAAGCCTGAACAGTGATTTTGGCACACCGGGGCAGCGTGACTGGTGGTCACGATTTAAGTCTGTAGACAACCAAATCAGAAACGATCTTTTTGGCTCTGCTCTGACGGAAACCGAAAAAGCGGCCTATGAGGCGACGACAATTTCGCCAAATATGGACCCGAAGATTATTAGGCAGAACCTTGCTGCTCGCCAGAAGATCATTCAGGACGCACTGAAAAGGCAGGTCGGTGTTTTGAGGGGGAATAAGTACGATCCCGATGCACTGGATGCAGCGGTAGGGCAGTTTGGTGCGGACTTCATCGACACCGCTCCGCCGCCAGCGGACCCCGAAGCCAAGCCCACCGATGACGGTTCGGGTGAGGTTATCACGCCGGAAGATCGCGAATTTCAGCGTCAGTCTGATGAGTTGTTTCGCTCTGGCGGAACGCGCCAGCAGTTCGATGATCTCGCCAAGAAATTCGGGCGTGGTGGCTTCGGTCCCGATCTTGATGAGGCTCTGAAAAGCAGGGATTCTGGCAATCCACAGGCAGATTTCCAGATAACGCCAAGCGGCAAAAAAGAGGCGTCTGCCATAGGCGCGATGGCGAACAGTGCTGCTGGCTCCTATTTTGGTGGTGCTGCCGACGTTCTTTCTGGCGGCTTCATGGATGAACTTGCGCCGATATTCGGGGGTGATACCGGGCAGACGCGGCTTGCTCAAGACGCGATGGCGTCAGAACATCCTATCGCCAATATCGCAGGACAGCTTACGGGCGGCGCGTTGATCCCGTTCGGTCGCGGAGCAAAGACTGCTCAGGAATTGGGCAAGGTCGGCGGCATTATGGGTGGCGTCTACGGCGTCGGCTCTGGCGATACTTTGGAAGATCGCGTAAAAGGCGGAACGCTTGGCGCGTTGTCTGGCTATGGCCTTGGCTACGGTGGCGGGAAACTGTTAGAACGCTTCGCACCAAAGAAACTTCCGCCTGATGGGGGTGGTGGCGCTGATATAATGGCGGCGGCGGACAGGCTGAATGTCGAGCCTTTGCCTGCCGATGTTGGCGGCCCTACCGTTGGCAAGATCACGTCTGGAACGGCGCAAACCCCCCTTGGGGCTGGACCGATTGTGAATCGCAGTCAGAAGCTTGTCGAGGGCGTCGCGGATGCCGCAGCGAACGCGGCGGGTGGAGTAAAGGCGGACGGATACGCTACCGGACGGGCGGCGCAGCGCGGTATGGATAAATGGATTGGCGCGACCGAAACCAAGGGCGGTAAGCTTTATGAGGATATCCCGATCAGTCCGGATGCACCGTCCAGTCTTTCGGAAACCAAGGCGACACTCTCCAAGCTGAATAACAAAATCACGTCAAACCCTGAATTGGCGGGATTGGTGGCCGACAAAAAACTGGCAGCGTATGAGCAGGCATTGTCGAAGGGTGGGCTGTCGTGGAATGACCTCAAGCAATTCCGCTCTTTGGTTGGCGAAAAACTCGATGGCATGATCCTACAGCAGGATACCGCCCAATCTGATCTACGCGCGCTCTACGGCTCTTTGTCGCAGGATATGGAGGCGACGGCACGCGCACAGGGTCCGGAGGCTTTGGCGAAATTCCAGCGGGCCAACACCTATTGGCGCGCACGTCAGGATAGGCTGGAGAACGTCGCAACCGCCATTCTCGGCAAGGATAAGGACAAGGGCGCTCAGGCCGCATTCAATCAGATTGTGAACTGGTCCACAACACGCGGTGAGAGCCAGCGCATCGGCCAGATGATGCGCTCACTGCCCAAAGACGAGGCGGACATCGTTTCTGGCGCAATGATTGACATGATCGGCAAGGCGACCCCGGGCAAGCAAGATGCTTCTGGTGAGGCATTTTCGCTTGCTACGTTCCTTACAAACTGGAACAAGATCGACCAACGCGCCAAAGTTGCACTATTCAATCCGCAGCAGCGTTCGGTATTGGATGATATCGCCAAGGTTGCTGAGGGTTCGCGTAATGCGCAGCAATACGCCAATTCGTCGAATACGGGTGGCACTAACGCTCTGATAGCAACTATGGGAGCGGTTTCCGGTTCGGCTACCCTATTGGCATCCGGCAAGCCATTGCTGGCTGCTCTCACCGCCGCGCCGGTTCTAGTGCAGCGCCCATTGGGTAAATTGCTCGCATCGCCAGTTTTCGCACGCTGGCTTGTGAACGCTCCCGCGCGTAGTGAACAGATGGCTGCTCATATCGCGAAACTCGACAAGATGGCGGCAAAAAATCCCGCCATCGCGAATGAACTAAGTGCTGTTGAAAGGTGGCTGCTTAGCGGTGCTAACGACAATGCGCCAACGACAGCCGCAGCATCAGATAACGAAAACGGTCAGGGCCAATAACCCACCGGTAAGCCATTTGCTGCGCGTGAATATGGCAGACAAGGCGGTGATGTTCATGAGGAAAGTAAGGCTCACCCCATTGCTTTAGTAGGCTTTGCTTTCTCGCGCAAACATGGTAAGCATATTTCTGGAAGCGGCATGTCCGCCGTGCGGTTGAGGGCCGCACTTTCCATCAGACAGACCTCAAACCTGAAATTCGGTTTGGACTGTCTGGATGGCGTATCTATTCGATACTGGCATACTTGCCGCAAATGATAGCTCAGGAGCTTCGCTCTCTGGGGCGAAACTGACGTTTTACGACAACGGAACGACAACCCTCAAGAATACATATCCGACAAAAGCCGATGCTGAAGCTGGCACAAATGCCAATGCTAACCCAGTTGTGGCGGATGCCAATGGCCGCTGGGGCGCGATCTGGCTCGATGATACATTCTATACGGTAAAATTCCAACCGGCTGATGGTTCGTTTACCAGAACGCGAGATGACATCGGCGGGGCTCTCGCCGACCTCGCCTCCACCGCATCGGGCATTGGGGCTGGGCTTGTAGGCTTCTCCCACGCCGCCGCATACGCCGCAGGGACGGTTGGTAAGCGCCTTCAAAAGACGGTCTACGCCAGCGATTACGGAGCTGTCGGCGATTATGATACCGGCGCAGGCACAGGGACGAATGATGCTTCCGCTATAGCTTTTGCAATAACCTCTCTTGGGGCGTCTGGTGGTCGCGTTATCATCGACATGGGTTTCAAGTGCCTGATCGGGGCCAATCTCAATATCCCCGACAATGTGATAATCGAAGGCGAAGCGAATGGAGATCGCGGCGATTTCAATGATGCCGAGAGCAATCTTCTGGGATGGACTCCGGCGCTATATGTCGATCCTACCTATACGATCACCGTCAATTCAGCCTCGGGCATCCGTAATCTGGCGATATTTCGCAAGGGTCTTCAATTCAATATCACGGCTGCACAAGTAGCTTCGACATTCGCCGGTTCAGCTATTACGCTCGGGGATTATTCCTGCGATGCGACATTGGAATATCTCACGATCCTTGGGTTTCAGTATGGAATCCGCACCTTGGCATCCAATCATCGCGCCAACAGGGTAAACATCAATCGCGTAAATCTGGACTGCCTGAATGGCATCTATCTGGAAAATGCAGCTGATACGTCCAGTATCTATTACGTGCATGGCTGGCCTTTTGTCACCGTAGGTTCGGCGGTGGAAACAAATAATGCACAGCTATTGCGTTCTGGTACATTCATACACATCGGCGGGACCATCAACGACTGGTGCGATGTCGCTCATTGTTTTGGTTACGGCCACGCTATCGGTTTCAGGGCTACGGATTCGGTAAACTCTGTTTCTTTTACCAATTGCGGTGCGGATCACGTCTCTGGGCTGAGTGATGGGGCTATAGGTTTTCAGGTTGATGGAAGCGCGCGGGAAATTCGCATTATCAGCCCACAGATCGCAGCAAAACAATATGGCATCAATGTAAACAGCAATTATTCCTCAGTGAGGATTGTGGCCGCAATCGTCAATCCATCCATATGGTCCACGACCACGGCAGCGGTTCTCGTCGATGACGGCGATGTCGATATATCCGAAGGCTTCATGCGTACCGGGGCCAGTGCGATCAAGACAACCGCTAATGCTGGCAAGGTAGTAGTCGATGGCACGGACTTCCGGGCCTTCACGACTGTATTCGATAATTATGCGACCACAGTCCAGTTAAGACATCGCAACTGTTCATTCGCCAGCAACACGACTATAGCGACCAACCCATATGTTCCATCTGTAGCGTCTGGCTCGTCCATTGTTCTGGACGGCGAATCACTTCATTGGACCGTAACCGGAACGACGAACTGCGGCACGCTCTCCCCTGTCGCAGCTTATGCAGGCAAGACCGTCACACTCAAGTTTGGAGGCTCTCTAACCGTCATCACTGGCGGCAACATGAACCTCGCCGGAGCGGCGAATTTCTCCGCCACCGACAAAGATACCATCTCTTTATATTCGGACGGGTCCGCTTGGTATGAAACAGGCAGAAGCGTGAACTGACCATGACACCGGATCACACCACCATGAACGCGAGGATCGGGGGCTTGGAGACGCAAGTTAAGGCGCTTGTCGAAGCAGTGAATAAGCTGACGGTGGAAGTCGGGGAACTTAAGACAGACGTGAAGGAAACGCGCGAGATTGTCGAGGCGTGGAAGTCGGTCCGATGGTTTGGCGGCATGGTGCAGTCGATGAGTAAGGTCATCGTGGCGATGGGAGCCATTGGCGCTGTGATCTGGGCCGCGATCAAGCTGGCAGTAGCGGGGGCGCTGAAATGACCGCCACCAACTTCCCACAATCCCTTTCCTACGTGCTCGAAAACGAGGGCGGCTATGTCAATCATCCCGCCGATCCGGGTGGCGCTACCAACAAAGGTGTAACGCAGGCCGTCTATGACGACTGGCGTGCTGCGCGTGGCCTCATGAAGCAGAGCGTGCGCCTGATTGCTCCGCCTGAAGTGAGCGCGATCTACCGCAAGCAGTATTGGGATGCAGTGAGCGGCGACAAGCTGCCTTCCGGTCTCGATTATGCTGTGTTCGACTTCGCGGTGAACAGCGGCGTGAACCGTGCGGCACGGTATCTGCAAAAGTGCCTTGGATTTGCCACGCAGGACGGCAAGATAGGGCCACTGACGCTCGGAGCGATAAAAGACCCTGACTCGCTCATAGACGCGCTGTGCGACCGCCGCAGGGCATTTTTACAGCAACTCCCGACATTCGGACAATTCGGCAAGGGCTGGATGCGCCGCGTCGATCAGGTCGAGGCAAGGGCAAAGGGGATGTCGGCATGATCAGGAACATCCTCAAAGGCGTCAACGATCAGGGTTATGACGCAGGCCGTATCCTCTGGGTTCTCTCGACGATGTGCGGGCTTGGGTATTCCGGCTGGCATTTGTTCGCGGATCATGTCTTTTCGATTATCGAGTTCGGCACTGGTATGGGTTCGCTCATTCTGCTTGGCGGTGGTGGCGTTGCAGCGAAAGACCTTGGGGTTGCAAAGGCGATACAACAGCGGGGGGCGGGGCAGTGAGCGAATTTCGCACTCGAATTGGCCGTATCCGCATGAAAAATGGCGGCGCTGAGGTTCGCGTTCTCCATACCCCTATGCTGGACGGAGGAGATGAGCCGGAAAACTGGCGCGGCAAGATGATAGAGAATGCCAAGGAGATCGCTTCTTATGAGGGTGATTTGAATGGTTATGTTGTCATTGGGCTATGGGCCGATGGCTGTCGTTCACTCGCCTATCGCATGTCTCCCCACATACCTCGCGAATTATTCCCATCCTACATTGCTGAGATGCTTCGCACTGATGCTGTGACCGATAACGCGGCAGCAAAGGAGTTTGATAGGCGCTTTGAATGGGTGGATCAGTGACCCCTCTCGCCATCCTCACCTTCGCCCGCTCGCACTGGAAGCTGCTGGGCATTGGCTTGCTCGCCATCTTCGCAGGCATCCAGACATTACGCCTGTCATGGACGCAGACGGCGCTGGAGAAGTGCCACCACGAGTCCGACAATTTCACCTTCTCAGTTGAAGCCAAGACGCAAGCGGAGGTTGGACGCCAGAAAGGAATAGCCGATGTTGCCGACACCAAACACAAGGCGGAAGCGCCTGCGATACGCGCCGCTACTGATCGCTTTATCGCTGACAACCGCGTGCGGGGAGAAAGTGAGAGTAGCAATCCCACCGCCGCCGACAACGCTGCCGGAGTTCCTGAAGACGTGCCCTCCAATAGCCTCGTGGCTGTCTCAGGTCGTGACGTGCACGCCTGCTCCGAAGCAACCAAATACGCCGTAGATGCTCACGATTGGGCTATGAAGCTCGCCGGGGGTGTGGAGTGACGCGGAACGCTACTCACCTACCCCTTAAGGCTGGGGCATCTTGCGGTATCTGCCTAACGCCCGCGAGCTTCACGCCGCGTCACGTCGCAAACACTACATCAAATCTGGGGAATAGGCAATGAGCATGGGGCTTAGTCTTGGACTGTCGCTTTCGGGGCCGAGGGTTGGCACCTCTACACCCGTAGCAGGCGCGTCTCCCACGACATTCGCTATTGCGCCTACGGTCCAATATCATCCGAACAGCCAGAATGCGACGCTCAACGGCTCAAATCAGGTGCTGGACTGCGCCGATCTCCTCGGTCTTGCTGGGGTAGTCGGCGTGGCTGCCATCGGTGCCAATACGATCAAGAACCCCAAGATGGTGGGCGTTGTGGCGGGAACACCCGGCACACTGCCGACGAACTGGAGCATAGGCGGCGCAGCGGGCCTCACGACAAGCGTTATCGGTACCGGCACGGAAAAGGGTATGGCCTATGTCGATATCAGGCTGAACGGCACCACTTCCGGCACTTTTACGACCATCCTGATGGAAGCCGCCAGTGTTATTGCCGCTGTCAATGCGCAGGCATGGTCTGGCAGTGCGACGCTTTCGGTGGTCGGCGGCTCTCAGACCAATATTCCCTCCATCGCGCTCACGACCAACGTTCTCGATGTCGGTGCAGCAGTCCTTCAGCAGATCAGCACAACCGCTGCCGTTACCGGCACGGCGACCCGTTTCACCAACTCCGGCACGACTGCCAACGCCAGCACAGCCTTTGTGCGCCCGCTGATCGGCGTCAATTATTCCAGTGGTGTTGCCATCGACGTAACGCTGCGCATTGCCTATCCCGCGCTGGAGCAGGCCGCAGCCGCCACCACTCCGGCCACCATCGGCCCGGTGCAGATGACCGATGCGCTGGGGCGCAAGTTCTGGCGGTTCACAGGCTCGTCCGCCCTTATCATCGCCAACGCCCTGAACGCGCTCAACATGCGGCAGATGATGGTGTTTGCTGTCTGGCGCTGCGCCAAGGTCAGAATGGGCACGGACTGGGCGCTGCTCTCACTCCGCTATTCCGCCTATACCAACGAAACGACGAACACCTCTCAGACCAACGGATATATTTTGCGGGGCAACGCGGCAACCAGCACCAACGAGGTGGCGCGGCTTAAATCGGGAACCGTGGACAGCTTCACCGCAACGAATGGTGGTCGCTTCATTCCCGGCGCGCAGATGCATGTGGTGGGCTTCAATTCGCGCATTACGGCAAATGGCGGCGGGCGGTTCTACATCAATCAGGACGCGGGCGACGTTGCCCAGACAAGCCTTACCGCAACCGGCGGCACCGGCATGATTATCGGGGGTAAGGCAACAACGTCCAACGCTGTCACCGGAACTGCCGACAACTGCTTCGATCTCTATGAGTTGGCAGTGTGGAAGGGTATCTACACTAACGGCCAGTCAGACGCTGCTGCTGCTGCGATGCAGACAAATTGGGGTATTCCCAACATCGACGGGCAGTACATCATCGACGGTGACAGTATTGCGGAATCGGTGGCGGGCAACGCGGCAACCATCGATCCGCAATCTGGTCTTGCGCACTGGCTCGCAGCTCCAGGTGCCGGGCTGCTCAATAACCCAAGCTTCCGTGTGATTAACGCCGCTGTTTCCGGCTCTGGCGTTGCGGCACCATTTGCCGGCATTTCGATGACGGCCCAGCGCGACGATCCGGCAGGTCCTCTGATCTATCTTTATCCCGGCGGCCCATCGAAGAACATCATCACGACCGAGCTTGGCATCAACGACATGCGTACCTCGGGCGGTGCGCTGGCTGCGGCAACGCACTACGCCAACATGGTCGCGTTGCTCAACACAACCACGACCGGCTATCTCCAGCGCGGCTTCAAGGTGGTGGTGGTTACGCCAACGGCTTATGGTGGCGACGCTGCGGGCATGACCCGATTAACGGCCTACCGCGATTTGATCGTCGATCCGAATACGGACGTTATCGTGCCGCAATTCCAGACTGACACGGCAAGTCAGGCAGGCGGCGCATTCGATGGCCTAGTGTCCGTCCTCCCGCTCTGCAAGGCGCAGGCATCGCCTTATGGGACGCTGTTCCTCAATGCTGCCGACACCTCGGACGCCAATATCTACAACACCAACGACAATACCCACCTCAAATCGCTGGGCTACCAGTACACGGCAACCGGCGGCGATACGCCGCAATATGGCTATGGAGCAGTGCTGTGACGAGCATAACCCTCAAGGACAAGAAATACCGCGCCGACGCTCCTCTCATCATTGAGAACGGCGTAGCGGACAGCATAACCCTTGACGGGTGTGAGAACGTCATCATCCGCAATATGAAGGTAGGGGATCAAGGGGCAGGTGATGTCCGCATGCTCACTAATCGACCCGTGCAAATCAGCAACAGCAAGGGCATCAGCTTCACCGGCAATGATGTTTCGCGCGGATCCATCGGCCTGACGCTGGATAATGTGACGGACAGTCTCATTGACGCGAACCTGTTCCATGAGTTGAACGAAGACGGCATTCGCCCACTCGACACCGATAACGTGACTATCAGCCGCAACGAGTTCACCGATTTCCGGGTTAATCTGGGCAAGCATCCTGACGCAGTGCAGCCGTGGAATCCGCACCTTGGCCGTCCCTCAGATGGGCTTAAGATTATCGACAATTGCGCGCATCGCGGCAGTGGTGATAAGTTTCAAGGCATCTCGGTGCGCTATCAAGACCCAGCGGGGGCGAACAGCAAGGGGT